CGACTCGCTTTAAAGAAGAAAGTACAATATGATGAAGACGGTGAGGAGATCAAAGAAGAAAAAGCAAACACATTAACTTGGGTGGAATCATTGGAAGACGAGGTAGCCATTTGGGCAACAAGAGCAAGAAACGCAGAAAAGTCAATCTTCCTAGAAAAACGTAATGCTTTATCGAGATTAATAATTGAAGTGTTACCCTCAATCATCAACCCAAGACTCAGCATGGAAGAAAACTTTAAGCTCAGACGAGGAATTAAAACATCTGTGCTAAATTCTACACAACCAATCGAAGATCTCATTAAGTGGATATGTATGAGTCATGTCTATCGTGAAACATACGGGCATGAGAAATCAGTGAAAGATATGTCATTTGGAGAATTTGCAAACTTAGAATCAATAAAGAGGGTTCTAAATCCGAAACTCGATAAGGAAACTCGAAAGATAAGAGTTATACCTATTCCAGAATGCGGTTACAAGACTAGATTTGCTTCAATACATAGCGCAGATCTCAGTCACGTAAGCAGACTAGTCAACAAACGACTGACACCAATTCTCAAACAAATACATTCCATAAGAGAACCACTTAAAGAAGACTGGACGGGTGGATTAACATTTAGACATATTGAAAACAATCTGTTATACTCTGCAGACTTATCATCTGCAACAGATTATATTTCTCATGACATAAGTAAAACTATCATGGGAGCTATTTCAACAAGCCTAAAATGGGAATCACGATTCACCGAAGCAGCCTTTAAGACAATTGGTTCTATGATAACAGAAGACGGAAAAGAAACAACGAGGGGAATCCATATGGGACTAGGAACATCCTGGCCTATCCTTTCTCTCTTACATTACCATATTGCTTCTTCAGTATCTAACCCGAGTCAATTTCGAATTATGGGCGATGACTTAGTGGCTTCTTGGACGAAACAACAAATACAACAATATGAAGATTTGATGAAAAGATATGGACTCGTACTAAACAAGTCTAAATCCTT